GGTCACTAATGATCCTAAAGGAGTAGATAGTAGTAAGTAGTAATAAATCTATTAATAAGAGATATATAAATAATAGATTATTATTACTAAACCACAATAAGAGATTAGGATTTAAAACCATAATGTCAAATCATTATTAATGGTCCTAGCACAATCCTTACAGTAGGCATTATAATGGTTACCGACAACGACGATAGGCAAGACAAGTTTCTAGAAAAGATTAATGATCGTTATTTTGAGCTTAGAGACGCAATAACACAATTAAAGGCTCAAGTCGAGCAAGTGGGCGCATCTCAAGAGTTCCTGAACCGGGTACTCACAAAGCACATTGAAGAAGAAGAGCTGTTAATCAAAGATATCAAGACTGAACTCTTAACAGGGTTCCCTGATGCAGACTTAAAGGCTCATAAGAATGAGCACTTAGCAACAGCTGAAGAGAAACGTGTCCACAAGGCTAGAATCGACGAAATTATCACGCATGCTCTCAAGAATGCGGTATGGGCAGGACTAGGTATGATTGCAGCAGCCCTCTGGCTGTTTTTACAATAAAGTGTAGCATCATGAATAAACTAAAGATTTTGACAGGCGCCTTAAGTTTTTTAGGTGGACTGTTAATCTGTGTAACTCTAATAGATACCATCTATCAACCTCCGCCATACACAGAGTTAGATTCTGTAGCTACTGTGAGCCGAACAAATGGCTTGCAAGTGCTTACAGTTGACAGACGCTTTCAAAAGAATAACAAATACCAAGGGGCCGTGACAAATATGTTGGTCAGCATGGATGGCTCAAAAGCTATTCCATTAGCTGAAGTTAATTTTAGCGTGTATCAGCAATTGAATAAAACATTTATTCTACCACAAGAAACAGTTGGTGAATGGTGCATCCAAGGCGACATGAAGTACAGTTATAGGTTAAGCTTACGAGAACATGGCATGTCACTCAAGCCGCTTTGCGTGGTGATCAAGAAGTGACTATTTGTTGCTCAGAATGGTAGCTGATTGAATCATAGATCTCGCAGTTGAATGGCTATGGATGGTTTACGAATGACACTTGATACTGTCCATTGGCCTTGCAGTAAGTGTATTGCTTGTCGTGAATCTACACGCACCCACGTTCGCCTCTCCCGTAACAATAAGGAAGACAATTAAAATGACAATCCCTGGCAACAATCAGAGCTCGGATGCAGAAGACTCTGCGCCAGTTAAGGTAAGAGTACCTGTAGTGATTGACCCAAAGGGCTCTGCAAAGAAGCTCGGATCACTAGGCTTTGATCCAATTCAAAAACTGGTAGAGTTCCATGACGCTATCAGTCTGGACATCGCAAAGCTCATGTATGATGATGAAGGTAATCCTAAAAAGTACTCACAAGCTGCACTAGCCTCAATGATGGCTACTCAAAAGTCTGTGATGACTGACTTACTGCGTTATGGTTATGCGCGACAGACAGAATCAATTGAGGTTAACACACCTCCGCCGCCTACACTGGTGATTCAATTGTCAGAAACCCCTGAAGCTTTTGACATTGAAAAGAATGAGACTGCAGCTTTCTCTTTGCCGCCCGTAACGTCTAAGCCTGCTAGCAATCTTACATTACATCGTATCGTGAGGGCTTCAGATGACGACTGAACGTGACATAAGCGAGATCGAATATTTGCGCTCGCCAAAGAGTATTTATGGATGGCATCACGTGGCTCTTCACAAGAAGAATAAGCTATACCAAGTGTACTACAAGGTGAAGAATCATCGTACATACATTGGCTCATACAAGACTGCAGAACTTGCCGCTTGGGCTTACCACGATGCCACTAAGGATATTGTTGTAGATGAAATGAAAACCATTAAGCGACTTGGTGGACGTGGGCCTACTAAAGAAGTAATTAAGCCTAAGAAAATGTCAGACTTCCTAAACTTTGCATGGGGTATTAAATGAATGGCGCACTAACTGTACCAGAGCTTATGATGCTCTTATCCTTCTTGCATGAGCCCTTTGTTGTGAAGACAAACACTGAAGGTAATCTTTCATTCTTCATGCATGGCTTGTACAGAGGTTATATTGATCTTAGTACACAGAAAATTGTGTATGCAGAGAATCGACCTTTCTAAATGAGCAACTTAATTCTCCACTACGGGCAGTCAAAGGTCTTCAAGGACTTATTTGTAGGTACACAAATAAATCATGCTGTAGCTGTGTGCTGCCGTGGCTGGGGAAAGTCACATGTAGCCGCAGTGGCTGCAATAACTGCTATTTTTGAACTGCTAGAATTACCTGAATGGGTACCTAATAAGTATGTGTACATCATTGCACCTACTTATGACCAAGTAACTGACATTTACTATCCTTTACTTGTCCATCAATTGGGCATGAAGGACTATTGCATTAAGCATAGCAAGAGCGATGGCAAGCTGTGGTTTGCAAAAGGTGTAGAGTTACGGATGATCTCTTATGAAGCTATTGAAAGAATGCGTGGTAAAGGCGCATACTTCGTAGTCAATGATGAGGTCAGAGACTGGACCAAAGGTAATGGATTTAAGGACGCATGGGAATCTATTATCCTTCCTTGCATCGTAACTCGTTGGTCTCCTATGCGGGCCAAGCAGCTAGGTGCTAAGAGGTCAGGTAGATCACTTACAATTAGCACTCCTAAAGGTTATGACTATCTTTATGATATGACTAACTTTAAGGAGATGAATCCTGAGTGGGCATCTTACCATTTTGATTACAAGCAAGCGCCATTACTGGACCCTGCTGAAATTGAAAAGCTTAAGCATACAATGGACCCGATTAAATTCGGTCGAGAATACTTAGCTAGCTTTAAAGAGTCAGGTAATAGTGTGTTCTATTGCTTTGATCGAAAAGTAAACGTTCGCAATGATCTGTTACCATTCGAGATAGGTACTAGCACTAAGCAAGGCGAAGATGTGCACATTGGCATTGACTTTAACGTGGGCTTGCAATGCTCTTCTGCATTTGCACTACGTGGCTCTCAAATTCACTACTTGGATGAGTTTAGAGGTCATCCTGATACTGAGACATTAGCCATCGCTCTAAAAGCTCGCTATTGGCCTAATTACAACAAGCAGGGTCATCCTGAATTTGGTAAGAAAGTGTGCAAAATAACTGTGTACCCTGACCCTACAGGTAAGTCTAGAAAGACTAGTGCACCTATCGGCACAACCGACTTAGCCATTCTTGCAAGTCATGGCTTTATTGTCAGAGCGCGCGATGCTAGTCCTGCTATTGTGGATAGCGTCAATGCAGTTAATAGACTGCTCATGAATGCTGCAGGTGTTGCTAGCTTATTTGTTGCAGCACACTTGAAAGGTGTCATTGCCAGCTTAGAGCGCACTGTGTGGGTGGACAAGAATCCCGACACTGCTACCATTGACAAGTCGTCAGGTGATGAACACTTCTCTGACGGCATTAGATATCCAATGGAAATTCTCTTTCCTATCTTGGGCTCCAAAGCAGGGTCATCCCGTGGCTTTGGTTTTTAGTCGAGAAAGAATATGTATAATCTTGCAATTGAAACACTGTTGTCTACACCTAATGCTAAGTCAGTAAGCGTGTACACTGCATGGAGTCGTGTTATCAAAGTCACGTATCACAACAAGCCAAAAGCGCGCAATCGATACAATTGCTTTTCTATGACAATTGGTGTGCCTAACTATCTTGGCACCCGGTATGTCAAGAAGTGCATTAAGCTTAATTGCCCTTACCTGAACATCCCTGTGGTTAAGCTGTATCCACCAAAGAAAAAGAAAGCCTAAATGCAAATGAGCTTACTTGTAGCTTTACAAAACTTACTAAAAGATGCTAATCTGATTGTTGACCAATTGCGTCTTGCGGAAGAACCGCCAGTAGTGCCTCCGGTTGAACCGCCAGTAGTGCCTCCTGTAGTGCCTCCGGTTGAACCGCCAGTAGTGCCTCCTGTAGTGCCTCCGGTTGAACCGCCAGTAGTGCCTCCTGTAGTGCCTCCGGTTGAACCGCCAGTAGTGCCTCCGGTTGAACCGCCAGTAGTGCCTCCTGTAGTGCCTCCTGTAGTGCCTCCGGTTGAACCGCCAGTAGTGCCTCCGGTTGAACCGCCAGTAGTGCCGCCGTTTATTTCAAAAGAAGTTGGTAAATACAGAGCCGATCAACCCTACTTGTTTCAAACGACGCCGTCTGCTGTTGAGCCTAGTCGTGTTCCAGGTGGTGCACCGCTACGTCGTGAAGGTCTTGGGCCCACAGCTGCAGTGGTGGGTGGTAATGCTGCAGGTTGGCGTAATCGCGGTGGTGATTGGCTTGATGCTAACGGTGTTAGTCAGGGCACCGCGCCATGGTTCTCCACGCCTCTTAACAAAGTATCTGGGAATACCGCATTTGCAGACTACACGGTAGATTGCACAAAGTTACTAGAAGCTGTGCAAGAAAAGAAAACATACCTAGCTATTCGATTGCAAACAACTGGTGGCGCTGTTCGTGTTATTTCTGGCAAGCTGAGTAGCAATCCACCATTCATCAATGTCACTTATGAAGACGGTACTGTCGCTAAATTAGCATGTCGTATAACCGCAGCAGTCTCTTACGGACGCACACCTGAAACAACAGCAGCAGCCTATAGCTTACCTGTTTTCACTGAATTTAATTTACCTACAGCGAAAGTAATTAAGGCTGAATTGAATTTCAGAATTACACAACATTGGTCTGGTAGTACTAACTTAACTGGTTTCTTGATTGATCCACCTAAGTGTGAACGACTTGTCATTCCCGGTATTGCGAGTGCATACACTTTAGATGAAAACCTGACAGAGCGACCTGATGTTATCTTTGTGCATTCATATAAAGATGGCACCAAGCAAGAAGATTACTTCTTCAGTGCGCCACTATCAGGCGCTGGTTATAACTTTTCTGCTGAAAAAGCATATGACCCTGCAATTTATGGAACTGGCCCTACAGATCTTACAAAATTTCCGCATGTGGGTCTTGGTAAATGGGTTGGTGCACCACTTGACACTGCAGAAAAGAGTATTTATGGCATTCGTAATTCAGCTCTCTGGTCACTTGTTTCAAGTACACACAACGACTATGGATTTGAACCGCTAGCACCTGGGATTGGTGCAGTTAAGATGCTAATGCGAAAAGGCGCAGATGTTTCTACAGGTGCGCCAGTAAAGGATGGCTCTTTTGTGGGTTACGGCGGTACAAATGGCGGTACTGCAAGCCTATTCTTACCAGAGGCTCGCTTTGGCAGACAGAAGCGTATATTCGTACGTCAATACATTCGCATTGGATCACCAGATGGTAAGCCATATAGACCTACTGTTGCTGACCGCTTTGAAGTTTATAAAGACAAGCCTCCTGCAACTGCCGTATGGTCGAATTTGGCAGGTAAGTGCTTTGCTGCACCTACTCACAATACGACTTTTGGTGGGTTCTCAGGGACAGCTGGTGGTTATTATGGTAACAACTTTAGAGCGGGTTGGCATGATAACGACTTTACAGAAGGCGGTCCTGATGAGGGTGGTTGGGGCGTTGGCATTCATTTAGCAGCTGATTACTTGAATGCACAGCCGCCTGGTTATAACTACGGAAACCTGCCGACTGAGGACCAAACACTAGGCCAAAAGGGCCTTGGTGGGATAATGTATGCAAATAAGTGGTACTGTCTAGAAGTGGAAGTTGACCAAAATTCTGTCTCAGATACGTATCCTGGATTTAAACCCGATGGCGTCTATCGTATTTGGCTGGATGGTATTTTATGTTACGAGATGAAGAATGCCGTCTTCCGACAGAATCCACCATACAGCGGCTGGCGTACAATGTTGCATCGCAGTCTATTAAGCCAAAACCAAACAGTGAGTTTGAAGGCCTACGGTGCGGATAAGGGTCTTGGGTATATTGGCGTAACAGCGAGGCATTCTGGCCTTTTAAATGGCACTAACTACACCGCATTTATTTCACGAAAAGAGCCAGGTAAGGTTATTGCAGTACTTGTTAAACGGACAGATTCACGTTTAGGTGTTGAGCTAGCTAAAGCTGAAATTGACTGGGCTGATGGTGATGTTCTGACTCTGAAAGCTATTGGTAGTGCACCTACAAAGCTGTCAGTACTTAGGAACACAGAAACTGTATTGTCGTACGATGATAAGAGCGATGCAGCATTAGCAATGAACATGCGAGTGGGTGTGTTTGGCACAAGCAACGGACATACTGATTTGTTTGACATTGCAGACGGTTGGTGCGCCACTGAATGGACAGCCACTGATGTCGCTCAAAACATAAAAGATAATTTCCAATACACAGATGGTGGCTTGAATGTTAGCCCAAATCCATGGATTAGTGTCGATTCTGTTGGTATTGGTTGGGTTACAGCGAACCGCTTATGGTTCCCACGCTCTGGAAATTCACTGACTTTCAATCGCATGCAGGGAGCTAGACCTATTAGAGAAATTGGTCATCGTGACATTCTCTTTAACTGGTTTCATGGCGGTCTCACTCAGAATACGATGGATCGTGTGATTTACATGACAGGTCTTGTGGTTGCAGACAACTATATTGGACCAATGAAATTAAACACTTAACTAAATAGGAATGTATGGCCACTTATAGTATAGTAAGAAAGCTTGATAACACAGAAGTTTACAGATACACGCATTCTGAAAAACTTTATTTTGAAGCCTTTGACGAAGGCGAATATGAGCAATTGCTTATTACTGAAGTGGCCATTACTCCGCCAGCAGCTATCCTTGTGTGGGAGCCTTTTGAATTTATGCGCAGATTTACACCTAAAGAAAGGCAAGAGGCACGGCTTGAAAGAGTAACTAATGCTGAACTTAATGATTTCTTTTCACTACTTGAAATGGCACCGCTTGTCCACTCTAATGATCTTGATCTAAATAGAGGACTGTCTTATCTTGTGTACTTAGGAGTAATCACTTCAGCACGCAAAAATGAAATTTTAGGAGTGATATAATGCCGACTTTCTATGCAGACGTATCTGCTGTTGGAAACGAGTACCAAGCATACGCAAATACGCCTGTTTGGGGCGCACTGGCCACTGACAAGCCTCTTCCAATGGATGGTAATGGTAAGGCTGGACCAGGGCACTCAGCTGCTGTAGCGATTGCAGAGATTAGTTGTGTGAGTATTACAGCAGTTGCAGGTAATACTCTTACAATTGCAGGCACGGTGCTCACAGCGGTTGCTAGCGGTGCAACAACTACGCAATTCAATGCAGGCACAGGGGCAACGCTTGCTGCAAATTTGGTTGCAGCTATTAATGCAGCCTCAGGCGCTGTTAGTAGTACTGCGTGTGCTGCAGTATTGCCTTTGAGGTATTGGTGTTTTGCCAGAATCTCTCCAAGTAATACTTCAATAGTCCAAATCGCAACACGCATCGCAGGCACAAATTTAAATCATGCTGATAATTCAGCTGTTGCTATTCTATCGACAGGCATTGCGCCAACAATCACGCAATTTGCAGGCGGCGCTGATGGACCTTTCGGTTATATAGCTAACGCTGCTACAGTTTTTAACAAGACGCTTGGCACGTATGGCCTTTATTTCGCTGCAGCGCCAGGACCAACAAACCCTGGTGCAGCCGATATTGTAAACGTCAGAACACAAAGGGATTCTGTTAGCTTGGGTGTAACGCTCACATCGCCCGCTAACTTAGCTCTATTTTGGCAGACACGTGTCTACGTTTATGATGATGGCACTGTGTGGTCTGGCGACAATGGTAAATTCAAATTCGATGCACTTTATACCAATGCAAGCACAGGTAGTCTTACTTTGCAATTTAGTGCTAATGTTGTATTGTCGCATATCAGCCGCACTTTTGGTAAATTTCAAATGGGCGGTGGTGCTACTGTTGCTGCAGCTGGCTTTGTTCAATTGTTCCTAAACACAACGCTAGCTATAAATGCTAGAATTTCTTTCATTAACAGCATTGTAGAAGAGTCTGCAAACACTGTAGTTGGCGTGACGAATCTGCAAGTATTTCATTTAGATGGCGGTGGCTCAGGCGTCTACGATGTCCATGTGGATGCTACTGGTTCTTTGTTCAGATTCAGAGGCCGCGCAAAACCGCTTGTGATTTCATCGGGCGCGTCTGCAGGCAGCACATTGCCGTATAGTTTGCGTGCCATTCTCAATGGCACAACTGTTGAAATCATCTCAGCATTACAAGCGATTGAGCCATTCATTATTGGCTCAGGCGCAACAAGTTCTTTCCAACTTGAATGGATTGGTGGTGCAGTCAGAGACACTAATAATATTTTCAATTGCACAAATCCAATCGCATGGACTTCTAAGATAATTATTGCAGAGATTGATAGTGTTACTGGGCTTATAAACCCCTCTATTGGTTTTACACCAACAGCAAACACAATTAATAGGTTTGTTTGGAGTAATCCTGAAGGCGCTAACAGCGGTTACCGTTTAGAGACACCGCAGTACACGATAGATTGGAAAAATGATAATACATTTCCATACGAAGGTAATGCTGCTAATTTGAGAGGTGCTAATTGGTCGCACAGAGTTGCATGGACAGCTGCGCCTAGTAAGACTGTATCTGTAAGTCCTGTAAAGTTAGCATATTTCTATAGAGACACTGCCACGATTAAGACAATAACTGTCGAGCTCTACGTCCCTGATACAACTACGTTTTACAAAGATGAGTTAGAGTTTGAAGTTTCGTATGTTGATAGTGCTAACGTGCAGCGTATTGAATCTGTTCCAACTTACAGGTTTTTGCAAATAGCAGGGGCTAGGGTACCACTAGACACGAGCTTAGCAACATGGACTCCAAACGGCCTATCAGATTACAGTGCAAAGAAACTTTCATTAACGACTTCGCAGCCTATTAAACCATTCTCTGAAATCGGTGTTAGGCTCTCATTCTGTGCAGCGCGTACACCAACAATCGCATTCTACATCTCTCCGGAATTGGGTGTTTCATGACGTCTACTGTACAACTGCTCAAATCGGGTAAACTTTGCTCACGCAAGATTACAATTCCGGAGTATAATGTGGCAGTTCCTGGCGCTGTAATAGCCATACAACGGCTACCGACGGAGGCGATTGGGACTGCTACTGTTTCCTTTACAGGCGTAATTGTTGGTAGCGAAATTCGTGTTTACTACAGCGATGGACAAGAAGCTGCTGGCATTGAGACCTGCATTGCAAATCAAACGCTAAGTTGGCAGGCTTTTTCACCAGGCGCCGCCTTGAATACAGTTGTAATTCGTGTAGTGCATTTGAATTACAAATTAAAAGAATTTTTATATAGCTCTGTTGTTGGCTTGCAAAGCATCCCTCTCCAACAAGACAAAGACCCTTGGTTTAACAATCCGCCTTAGAGGACTGAATGGCAAAAATCATTGATCCCGACCTGCTAACCTACATTGTAGATGGCTCGCCTGTCGCTCAAAACATTAGAATTAACACTACAAATAAGACAATTCAGCTTGTTGCTGGTGGCTCACTTGTTGCAATTGATGGAGTTACAGGCCAGTGCTTGTACTCCAAACTAAAAGAGATCATCAGAGCTGATGCCACTCTTATTAAGTTTGCACTGCCGATCAACGAAATGATCCACGATGAGTCAATGGAATTTATCAATGGATGGACATTCGCTGATACTACAAGCTTAAAGATGGTTCGTGATTGTGGATTAGCCTACGTTACAGCTGCAGGCGCATATACTGCAATGTTTGCATGCTTTGTGTCACTTGGAAAGGTGATTACGGGCGCGCCTTACTTGACGCAATCATCTGCTACTAATGCGGCCACCGCTACATTTACACACGCTGTTAATAACTCTACATTTTGTGTAAATGAGTTAATCCAAATCTATTCAGACACTAACGGTGATGGTACACCTGACTACGATTACCGCTCATACGTGAAGTTGTTCTTGCGCGTGGGTGGATACACGTATGCAGAAGCTGATAACTCATCAATTGGCTATCCAACACTAACCTACAAGAAGTATAACTTTCCGTTGACGCATGCCGTTGACGATGGTGTTATTGATGACGATGCCACAATCGATTCTGCACTGCCTTACACTGGCATGTCAATTACGTGGTATGCTGCTGCACAATCAAGGAGCCTTGGTGCAAATGGGCCATACAACTACCATGTAATTGTTGATGGTAATGCTGCACAGAATGCAACAGCTGGTCAGGTATATAGCTTTGTGCAAAGGCAGTTACGTAAGAGTACAGATATTGATGCAGGCGCCACTAATCGTACAGGTGCAGTAGCTGCTGCTCTTGTGTTTATGGATGGTACCACGCTAACTACCATTTCGCAAGCATCTGGTGGTGTGCACATTGATAACCTTGCAGCATCTAGTTTTAATGATGTAGCAGAATTTGATGACACACCTGCTCGTCGTACATACCCGTACACTGCCTCTATTGCACTAGAATTTGACTCGTTCTTGGTAGCTGACGTCGGTCCTGCAAAGTATTGGATCTTCACTGCTGCAACATATGGCACTGCTGGCGCTACATTATTGCAAGATGCATCTGCAGCTGCAATGACAGGTAATGTCACTGGTGCTGTGATTACTAAGAGCTTCGCACATACTGTAGACACGCCATGGGTGGGTATTGCAGTTGGCAAGGATGGTGCTAAGATTGCAGTTGCGTCAGGCACTATTTTGCGTAGTACTACTAACAAGGGCGTGTTTGTTGCAGGTAAAGAACGCTGGTACGCTAACCCTGTGTAAGGAGCTGTTATGGCATATAGCTTCGACGGAGTTAACAAGATTATTACTCTTTCAGCGGGCACAACAAGTGTAGTATTAGCAGACCTGTGGTCTAGATGGAAGGATTGGCTACGAGTTGGCAACGCAGGAACAGCTATTGCATTTGACACTGTGGGCGGTGAAGAGTTTCTTGATGGCTCTGGTGGGCTTGTGCCATTGTTCTTATTTATCAAGAACGGCTGGCGCATTAGGCCTCAAGAAGCTAACCACACATTGTCTATCACAGGCGGTACTTTAATTGTAGAAGGTGGAGGTGATCCATTTCTAAGCACAATTGGTGCTTTCAGTGTACGGATACGCTATAGCCAACCTGTAGTAGCTATTGGCTACTCATCAGGCGGCGCTGGCGGCCTCACTGCAGAAGAACGTAAATGGCTACTTGATCTTGCACAAGTTGAAGGTCTCGTAGCTGGAATCCCGTTAGTTGTGAACAACGATACTAATAGACGCACAGCTGGCACAGTTGATCAAGACGTTGTAACAGTCGGAAATGTTACCACAGTGACATTACGGTAATGACTACAAGTCGTAAGATTGCATTAAAAGGAATTGGGAGTGACTCTAGAAGTGTAGCCTTGAATGGCTTATTTGGAGTTATTACAATAATCAGAATAGGTCGTCGTATTGGCGCCCGACTGCCAAACAGGTATATCATGCCTGGCGGCGGTATGTTTACAAGGAATAGAAGATGAGTGAAGATAACAAGCCTGTGATTACGCCGCCTGTAGTCCCTGCAGTTGTGGACAATAAGGCGCATGAAGCGCAACTTGCCAAAGTTCAAAAAGAGCTTGATGAATACAAAGAGGCTGCACGTAAGGCCGCTGAACCAGCACCTGCGCCGCGTAATCCAGCTTCAAGAGTGCCCGCTCTATGGTCACTTAGCGTAGACGAAAATGATCCGGAGTTGATCTCTGGTGAAAACTCAACCACACGTGAGCAATTTATTGGTACACGAGAAGAATTTTGTGAATACTTAAGGAGCTAATATGGCCGTAGCAGCTACTGCAGGGCATAAAAGTAAAAGCGTTGCAGACCCAAATGCTGCATACGAGTCAATGGTCCCTCTTTGGAAAAAGTCCAGAGCTATCATCCGTGGTGAGCGTTTTGTTAAGGATTATGATGGCCTTCTCGATACAGTCACCTGGAGTAACTTGCTTATTCCATTCTCGCCATCAATGAATCCCCAGCAGTATGAGTTTTACAAGAAGGAAGCTGAACTTCCAGGCATTGTAAGCCAGCATGCTACTGTCATTGCTGGTGGTCTGTTGCGCAAGAAGCCTCAACTGACATTGCCAGAGAACTTGCTACCTAAGAAGATCATTGAAGATGCCACTAACTGGATTATGAATGAGTTTTCACAGGATGGCACTTCTCTCGTATCTTTCTTGTCAGACGCATTAGAAGAAGAAGGCGAGACAAGCCGTGCATGGGTGTATGTGGACCATCCTGTTACACCTAAGGATTTGTCAAAGGAAGAACAACTTCAATTCAAGCCGTATCCTGTGCTTTGGAAGGCAGAGTCTATGGTTAATTGGCGTGTTGAAAAACATTCAGAGACTGGCGCACAGCGACTTAAATGGGTGATTGTTCGTGACTATGAAGAAGTCTTTACTGATAATCCATTTCATGGTGAATTGCTAGACACTGTATGGGTTCACGAAATCAATGATGCCGGCCACTACCAAATCCGTAAGTTTCAAAAGAAAACTGCAGATGCGCAAGTAATCGTAGCCAATGGCCAGATCCAGCAAAACTACAGGCAATCGGCTGATAGTAATGGACCAAATTCTGCATTTGTGGAGGATGAAAACGTCATTATTCCTACAATGCAAGGTGAGCCTCTAACGTTTATTCCTGCATGGCCTCTAAATGGCAGTTACGCATTAGTTGAGCCTATGTACATGACACTTGTTGAGCGTGAAATTGCGTTATACAATAAGATCAGTAGACGAAATCATTTATTGTATGGTGCTGCCACGTATACGCCTTACATTGCGTCAGATATGCAGAAGGACGAATTTAACGAGATTGTCGATGGTGGGCTAGGCAGCTGGATTAAGCTGAATAAAGGTGACACGATTGGTGTCCTAGACACGCCAACAGCTGCACTCGCAGACATGGACAGAAGTATTGCAGCTGGCTATGAAGAGATTGCAAAGCTAGGCGTCAGAATGCTAACGCCTGAAGTATCACAATCAGGTGTCGCACTTGACATTCGCAATGCTGCACAAACATCACAGCTTGGTACACTCAATACAAAAGTCAGTAGCCAGTTTGCAAGTATCATTGCATTCATGATTAGCTGGCGATATGGTATCATGCTAAAGACTACTGATGTCAGCTTTGAGCTTAGCGCTGACTTTAATCCAGTCCCGCTTGGTGCAGATTGGCTCCGTCTTGCCACTGAATGGTATGAAAAGGGGCTTATTCCACGTACAATTTGGTTGCAGATGCTTAAGCAAAACGACATGCTTACACCCGAATATGATGACGAAAAGGGTAGGCAAGAGATTGATCAGGACGACACTGTGTTCACTTCAAAAGAACAGATTGCTTTTCAGGCACAAGTCCAAGCAATGGCTCAGGCGGGTGTAGTGGATGGTGCTGTATGAGAAAAGGTGGCGGTGCACCATTAGGTAATCGTAATGCTGCTGGTCGCCATTTAGGTAAAGCAGTGACTGTTGCCAAAGGCGCAGCACTTGCTGCCTTTCTACCTGCAGCTGGCGCCACAATGGCAAGCAAAGCGATTGACAATAAAGCAGCGCAAAGCTTAGCATTAGGTACTGGTTCTGTGCTGGCTTTTGCAACATTTCGTCCAGTAACTGGCGCATTTCTTGCTAAGTCTAGCGTGGACGCATTCAGTAATAAAGATGCTAAAAGGCTGTACAGACTTGGCAAACAACAATTAAGGAAATTAAATGGCAACTCGTAAAGGTGGCGGTGCACCCGCCGGAAATAAGAATGCAGCAGGCCCACACAATAGCTCACGATTTAAATCATATGCAGTAGGCCTTGGCACTGGCGCACTAGGCTCATTTGTGCATGGCGCAATGAGCTCAGCACACGGTAGCAAGGTTAGATCGGGTTATCACGCGCTTGGTGGCGGCACTGGTACTGGTCTGTACGGTGCCGCTCTTGGGTATATGGCTGGCGGAAAACCTGGCGCCATTGCAGGTGCTGCACTCGGTGGTGCTATTGGTGGCGGTCTTGCTGCAGGCGCTGGGTCTCTTGCAGGGCGATATGTAGGTAAACACTACCGTAAGAAACCGAAGTAATAAATGCAATGTCCTCCTTCGGGAGGGCATATTAATGTGTTTAAACGAAGATATTAATATGCTTAGGAGCATTTATGACAAACACAAACACAATGTTGTACGATAAGAGTGTAGATCGTGCAGCAATGACAAGATTATATGTAGACCATACCACAAAGAAACTTGAGTTGATCGTGGATGGTCATGCATTACGCGTCGACAAACTCATCAAGGAGTCCAAACTAGAAGGCCTTGGTGTTAACGCGTTTTTAAAGAAGTTAGACACTGAAGTTGCAAAGATGGCATCACAAGGCCATAACGTAACTAGCCGCTCATTGCTTGACCTGTTCAAAGACCAAGTATCCAGCACTGTGCAAGCACTCGATTTAGTTATCGGTGATATCTGGCGCACTGCACAGCCAGCTAGACGTATTGCTGAAGAAGTAGTCCTTACAAAGCCTTTATACAAAGACATGACGTTAGCTCAAGGTTGGCAACAACTTGGTGTGAATGAACGCAAGCGTATTGAACTACTTATTCGAAAAGGAATTGCTGAAGGCCACACGGAGTCAGCAATCGCGAATACAATTTTAAAAGAAGGCTACAATGTAACACGTGTGCAAGCTCGTGGCCTCGTAGTCACCGCTACAACGTCCGTTTATGCACAGGCTGATCATGAAGTTTATAAGGCGAATTCTGGAGTTCTTCAAGGTTGGCAATATGTGGCAGTCTTGGACTCCAGGACAACGCCTCTCTGTGCTCATCGCGATGGTATTGTGTACGATATTAGTGACACTGAGCACTTGCCACCAGCCCACTGGAATTGTAGATCTACAACTATTCCAATAGTCAAAAAGTATGAAGATTTAGCCAAACTAGAGGGTATTGCCCAAATACGAAAGCGTAACTTTAGTGGTCTTTCTGCTGAGCAAATTGCTAAATATGACGGACAATCACCATTGAAAGAATCATATAATGCATGGCTACAGCGACAACCTGCAGATGTTCAATTTAGACACTTAGGCGATACTTCTAAGGTAGAGGCATTCAGAGCTGGCCAACTAACACTTGATAAGTTCGTGAGTCCTAATGGTAAGACAATAGGTATTCAAGAACTAAGAGCACTTACTGACTCTGGCTATGGCGTTCCTGGCGACACTCGCCGCTTTGCTATTGCTAAAGAAAAGCTTGATACGCTACGCCTTGGCGCAGTCAGACCTGATGATTTCTATGATACACCAGAACTGAAGAAGACACTGAAAGAGTATTACTTGCTACAATCAGGCGAGTTGGATGGTACTCTCTCACTTACAAACTTTCGTGGCACTTTATTGCACAATAAGAAGGCTACGAAGGTGCGTGTATTAACTTCGCCACCTCGTGAAGAGCACTTGCGATTTAATCCACTAACAGGTAGATACGATGACTCCCGCTTGTATCAACCAAGCCCTGCAACTTTAGCAAACTCATTAAGGCTTGTAGACGAAAGTGAAACTCTTTTAGCTAGAGATAAAGAGTTCATTAAAGGCTTTGTAGATGACCTCGAAAATAGCATGGGTATTAACGAACGTGCAGTTGTCACTGAAAACTTGAGAATTGTTTTTGGCAGAGCACGTGAAAATAAAGAGCCATGGCTGAACATGAAGGCAGTCTTGCAAGGACAGACTAAGTTTGATGTAATGAACATTTCGGACTACATGGAAACACAGATCCGTAAAGATGCAAATTTGCTAGTCAAATTAAAGCAGGCTAATTACATTGATCCTGTTTTGGGCACTACGCAGTTACAGACACTGCATGATGAGTTCATTAAAAACATTAAGGCTAAAAATCGTTGGGAAGATCGAACAGCAATAGGTATTGGTAAACAGTTACGAAATGTGCTTGATTATCATCTGCCCGTTAAATTAAAGATCAGACTAGATGATAAACAACTGGACAACTTTTATTTAAGGTTTGCCAAAAGGCTGGCTCTTGCAGATTCACCTGACAGAGACCAACTTGCGGTAGAACTTGGACGTGACTTATATAATTCAGCAAATTATAAAGGTAATCGAAACGAGTGGTTCAAACTTGGAGTAAAACTGTTAGATGATGCAAAAGGTAAAGGCTTTTATGAGCTTGAGACTTTTGGTGTTCAAAAGAGACGAATGAAGAGTCGAATGGGTGGTCGCTACTTTGGACCATACTACGATACTTTTGCTGTTAATCTGAAAATTACAAATCCAAAGATTGCAGAGTACGCTAAGCTAACTCGTAAAGTAGACTTAGGTCTGCGATTAGGTGTAACAACTGATAAGAATAAGCTGTTAATTCGTCAGGGCTACAAGACGTATTTTGTGGATGAAGGTCTCTTGGGTCATTACGACACACGAATTCCGATTACATCCACAAGCAGCTTCAGTGATTTTCCTGCGTCTGTCGTTGATAAAGATATGACAGATGCTTTGAATTGGACTGCTTCAGCTAAGTACAAGATTGACCCTGACTTTCATGATTTTGTAGACACATTGCTCAATTTCAAGGATGATAAGGGTAAAGCTGAGTTCTATAATGACTTGAACAAGTACAAAGAGTACATCATTGAACGTGGTGATGCCTATGAGCGATTTAAGGCAATGCAATGGTTACGCAAGAAGGATACTGCATTTAGCAATCATCCGTTCCTAGATCATCGCGCGCGTATATACGAACGCGGACTCATTGGTCCTCAGTCTGGCGAAACATTCAGACCGTTCCTGAATACAGCAGAAAGTAAGCCATTTGATGAACTAGGCTTTAAAAACTTTCAAGATCAGATTGGTGCGTTCTTAGGTGGTGCATCTGACAAATTAGAAGACAAGTACAACTCATTATCTGTGCTGGGTAGACAGCAAATTGCTAAGAAATGGCAATCAGACATGATTACGCTTGGCAACTATATGTTACGGCGTAAGCCTAATGACATTCGTAAATTGTTAGAGCACCCTTTACTTGCTGAGATTGATGGTGAAGAGCAAGGTAAGTTATTGCGATTTGCTTTAGAGTCAGCACGAATTGATAACTTTCTTAAGACTCCAGGCTTCAGAAAGCCCTTAAAGTATTCTGAAGGCGGCACTTTTGGGCATAACAAACAGTTATTCGATTTGGATACAATTTTTGCAATTAGTGAAGACAAGAAAGTAACGAGCTTGCCTGTCTCTAAATTAGATTGGGTTTTAAAGTATGACAAGCCGAGGCCTGATAGAGTCTTGCGCGCTGACCCTTCTGTACCAATTGTTGTGTTTGAAGAAGACGGTAATTGGATAGCTGCTGATGGCTTGCATCGCATTGCCAAAGCTAAAGACTTAAAGCTCGACAGCATTCCTGTAAAAATAATCTCTAGAGATGAACTGTCACAAGCAGTTATTACTAAAGACCCATATTCTACAGAGAATTTGAAAAGGCTCAATGACTACAAGATTTCATTAGCTCTTGAGCAAGATGCTAGCTCTAGCGGTGCGCAGATTATTGCATTGACAACTAGAAATAAGCAGTTAGCTCAACTGTCTAACGTGGTGCCAACTAATCAGAAGCAAAGACTGTATGATGAAATTGCAGCTGCTACGTTTAAAGATCCTCGTTTTAGGACTTTGAATCTGCGACTGGGCTTGACAGAGAAAGACCTTCGTAAAGCTGCCAAAGCCCAAAATATGGTCACCTTAGTAATAGAGGCGTAGTATAGAAATATACTGCTGAAGAACTGCGTGAATTCGGTGGAACTCCAGAACGGACAATACCGAGCCAAGCTTAACCAGAAATGGTTTTGAAGGTGTAACGACTATCCCGCAAGGGAGTACAGCTCTAGTGAGTTGGAAGCGCGCAGCATCCGTCAGGATGATGATATAGTCTGGACTGCATAGGAATATGCAGAATTTATTTAACAAAAGCTAAAGTTATAACTAAATATTTTGTTAAGTAAATTGGTGAGCCTAACGAACTCATTTAACATAATCGTTATGGTGCAGGCGAGAGAACAGGTATCTTAAACGTTGAAGGCAAGCTTGGCAAGATCTTAGGCAAAGACTCAAATACTTTAGTTGTAAAAGCTGCTGACCGTGACACAGTACTGAATGAAATCAGTGCACGTATGGCCAGGTATGAGACGCTAGATCCTGAAATGTATTCTGAATTAAAAGCACTTAGACAAGATGTGAAAGAGATCTTCAACAAGGGTTTAAATCCTGGTGATGACATTTTGGAACAGCTGTATTTCCTTGATGGCAAGACTTTGGATCTTGTTGAGAAGCTTAGTCGCTCTTATTTGAATGTTGTTACCCCTGATGACTTCCAACAGATTGCACTTATCATGAGTGAAAATCTAAGAAGCCAAGTACCAATCCTCAAAGACTTCACAAGATTCTTTGGAAGGCTTGCGCGTGATTTCTTAGAGAACTCTGCACCAAAGCAAAGTGCTTTTGATATTGAAAATTTAGTATTGACGGAAGTGCTTGGTGCTTACAAGTCTGGCACTAAGCTTCCGAAAGCCTTAAGCCGAATTCTAGGCATTAAGGACGAATCACTGCGCGAGAAACTGCTGCGCAGGATACCAGGCTACTTGCCTGACGGTCTGTTTTCACAACTGGCTGGTGGTGTCAGACCCGCTGAGCGGCGTCGCACCGGGTTCAAAATTGGTAAATATTCTCTTTTCTCAGAGGATATCACAAAAGGCATTGAAATTGGTATCGCAAATAAGCTTCCTAAAAATTGGACAAATATTCCGTGGGTAAACTTTGATGGCGTCACTCTTGAACAAAACTTTACACAAGTTTTTGAAGAGAAGCTTGCTTACAAAGACGCTGACGGTAAATGGATAAACAACATCCTTCAAATACCACAGAAGACTGCGCCTAATTGGTGGGAAGAGTTTAGAAACAAAGATGGCAAATTCAATGACATTGCTGATTTAAACAAAGCAGTAACCGCATTTGCTGTAAACGGTGGGTACGCCGTTTTAAAATCTCGTGAATTCGGTGGATCTCCTTCGGGACAATACCGAGCCAAGCTTGCTTACAGAAATACTGTTTGCTTGAAGGTGTAACGACTATTATGTAGGGCAGAAGTCTGCTCGAAGCGCGAGAATCCTATACGGATAAGATATAGTCTGAACTATATGGTAACATATAGCAGTTGAACACATGGAGATATAATGAAGTTAGAACGCCTAATGGCCCTTTTCTACTATAAAGATGGAAATTTATACAATAAGATATCTAGAGGTTCTGCAAAGAAAGACAGCCTTGCTGGTTACGTTGCAGAAGATGGATATCGAAGAGTCCGAATAGACGGTGAGTACAAGTATATTCACAGACTCGTGTGGCTTATGCAAACGCGAAAAGACATACCGGATGATTTATATATAGACCATATAGACGGTAATCGGTTAAACAATAACATCGATAACTTAAGGCTAGCAACAGCTCTTGAAAATCAGTATAACAAAGCAAGACAAATCAATGGGAGTAGCAAATATAAAGGTGTTTGGTTCGATGCTAAAAAGGGATTTTGGAAAGCGTCAATTCGATACGCTGACAAGAGACATTACATTGGACAGTTTAACACAGAGCTAGAAGCAGCTATCGCATATGATAAACTTGCTATTGAAATTCAAGGTAAATTTACCAAACTAAATGTGTTAACGGGATTGCCTAACGAACAATCTGAACAAAGTGAACCATTCTAATGACGCTACAATTGTTAAGCAATTCCACTTGTGGGGTCGTAAGAATAGAGTCCAGACAACAACTGTGCACGATGCATTCTTCACGAATACTGCGGACATGCTTGCTGCACGCGCTGGCCTACGGAAAGTATACGCAAAAGCATTAAATGCAAATTCAATTAAGAAGACACTTGACGAGATGCGTGCGAGAGGCCTTCCGAAAGAATTGTATGATAAATACTTGGAAGAAGCTATTGATATTGGATTAATACCTGTGGTAGGAAAATCCAAAATAGATGGTCGAGTAGTAGAATTAAAGGACATTCTTACTGAGTCTGAGATCCTCTCGCCTGTAGACGAAGGCTTCAAAGAGAATCGGTATTGGTATGGTATTGGGTAACAGGGCTGTGCCCTTAAATGAAATTAATCAGGCTGTGCCTGGGAGAACAAAATGGCTGACGAAGTTATTGATGATGGTGTTGTAGTAGAACCTCCGAATCCTCAACCAGCAAAGCCTGGATCTGACGATGACATGATTGCAAGGCTTGTGGCTGAACGCACAGAAGCAAAGCTGGCAGATATTAAGTCAAAGCTTGACAACTCTTTTAAAGCTCGTGATGAGGCACTTGCCCGCATTGCAGAATTTGAAAAGAAAGAACGTGAAGCGACATTGAAGAAGCTGGAAGAAGAAGGTAAGACAAAAGAAGCATTTGAGATGCGACTTGCTGAAAAGGAAGCTGCGCTAGAAACGCTTCGAAAGCAAAATGTTGAATTGAGTCGAGATGTTGCAGTGAAGAGCGAAATGACCGCTTATTCATTTCGTAACAACAAAGCTTACGATATGGCTTTCAAAGAAATTGTCGGAAACCTTGTGCAAGATGCTAATGGTAAATGGGTGCATCGTTCGGGAATTTCAATTGCAGACTACTGCGACGCATTTTCTAAAGACGAAGAGCAAGCTTTCTTGTTCAAAGCAAAATCAAATAGCGGTGGTGGCAGCAATGCTGTTGGTGCAAATGGCTTGCCAGCTCCATCTAACAAAGAAAAATCTATTTTCAGTATGACGACAGCTGAGGTCCTTAAACTGGCCACTGAAGGCAAACTGAAAGGCCAAAAACGATAAGGTAAAGAATAATGACTGCTGTAGTTTTTAGCAATGTAAACGGCACAAATACATACGCGCTCCAAGCTGCTATTGGCGCGTATAGCGATGAACAATACACGAATGCTCGTAAGCTCTCGGGCACTGGTATTGTCAGTCCTAACCCTAATATTAACACCGACACTGAGACCTTCATTGGTCAGGTTCGTTGGTTCAAGCCGATTAACCCGACTATCAACGTCGCCAGCCTGACCAACTCAGCTAACGGCACTGGCTCCACTTATGCTTCTGACTTCTCGACTTACATCAAGACTGTCCGTACGCATGGCGCTACCAATGTCAATATGTCAAAGGTGGTTACTCAAGAAGACGGCCTGGCTAAGATTGGTCGCGACTTTGGTGAGACTCGCGCACAAGACGAGCACAACGCTATCCTTTCCGTGTTGAAGGGCGTGGCCATTGCTGAAGCCCTTAATGGCGCTGCTACTGGCTCTGGTGCTACTGGCCTTGGCGGCCAGTCATTTATCAATGATCCTACCGATAAGAAGTATGGCTTCTACGTGGACCTTGGTAGTGCAACTCCTGTTATTGCTGCAACTGCTGCAATCCAGGGTGCTGCTCGGGCTGAAGCCGTCCTTAATGCAGTTGGTATGGCTTGGAAGGATTACGAGCCGGACTATGCGTACCTCGTGGTGTCCCCCGAAACGCTTGCATCTTTCCGCTCTGCCAACTTGGTGGACGAAGACGGCGTTCAAGAAGCTAACGTCAACTTCCAAACCATCTTCGGTGGTAAGTTCCGTCTGATTCAGACTCGTGCTGCGCAGGGCTTCTCTGGTGCACAGCTCACTAAGATCAATACTGGTGCTGGTGTCGATATTGTTGGTACCAAGACTTCCTTTATTGTACTGCCCGGTGCAGTTGCAATGGAAGGTCTGGCCGTACCTGACCCTGTTGGTATCCAGCGTGTTGAAGGCTCTTACAACGGTGGTGGCTCTACTGAAGTTTGGTATCGTTGGGGCTATGTCGCTCATCCGGGCGGCTACGACTGGAATGGTCTCAAGACTGTGTTCCCGAGTGATGCTGACTACATGAACTCCGTCACTGGCGGCACTCCTGAAGTCCTGACTGCAGCTACTATCGGTGTTACCACTACCGGCACTTGGACCCGTAAGGCTTCCTCAGCTCTCTCACTCGGTATCCTGCCTGTGTTCCACGGCTAATATTGGAGAACACTTATGGCACTTATCAAAGGCGTCAATGCCTACGCCACTGTGGATGAAGCTGAAGCCTATTTCGCAAACAGATTGGGTGTGCCAAATTGGATTGCCGCAGACGCGCCATCTAAGGCGCAGGCCCTCTGTACTGCAGCTTTACTTTTAGAAGAACAAAAGTGGACGGGTACTGCTATAAGTGAAACACAGCCTTTAGCTTTCCCAAGGGCTGGCCAATACTTCGATCCACGATTGGGCACTTGGTTGTCTTTTGAAGACGACGTTGTACCCACTCGTGTTGTGAATGCAAGCATTGAAATTGCAAATCATTTACTAAGTAATGACGGTGTCTTGGATGACAGTGGCAGTGTCTTAAACTTAAGCGTCAGCACAATTCAGTTGAATACAATCAAGTCTGCACCGCAAATTCCACAAATTGCTGCTAGAATGATTAAGCCACTGCTTATTAATGCTGGTAGCAATTCGTGGTGGAGAGCGAACTAATGGGTTACAAATTAACAGTTAAACAAAATGTGTCAAAAGCATTCAAGCTGTTAAAAGATCTAGCCACATTAGCTACATTTTCCTCACAAAATGCTACTGGCTTTGATTTTAGCAGCAACGAACCAGTACTCTCTGCCGTAGTGCCTACTGACTCACTCGTGGTTGAAATTGCCACAAAGAGAAAGACAGCAGAGGCAGGCGTCGCTACTAAGACGATCTTGTTGGAATCTGGTAAGTTACCTAATTTGTCTGTGTACGACACTGTAACGTTTCCTTCGGGTGGTACTTGGAATATTGTTGTGCCGTATGACGATGATGGCTATTTAGTTACAATGACATTGACAGGGAATGTATGATGTCTAAGTATAATGCCCTTTATACTGAAGTAAACAATGTTTTCGGATCACTGGCATGGATTGCAGAAGGTATAAAAACATTTCCACCAAGCTTTGTTGGACTTGTTACAAGTAATGAGTACATCAGAGTTGCAATTTTAGCAAGCGGTGCTGACCCACAAAAAGTTGTGCGATCAAGTCAAGGCCAGCTTTCAATTGACATTTTTATTCCTGCCGGCGCTGGTCCTAAAAGAGCTACCGACATTGCAGACAGGCTAGATGCATATCTAGTAAATAAAGTTTACAAGGATGCTGGCGTTGGCTCACTACAGCTAGGCTCCAGCACTCTAACACCTAGAGGAAACGACAGGGACAACCCCAGTTTATATCGTTTCATCTATACAATACCTTTCAATTTCTTCGGAGTTTAATAACTTATGGCGCATCTTTCTTCAATCGGCGCAGCGATCTTTACTGACCTCGCTGTTGCTATTGGTCCTACTTCTAATGGCGTAGCTGCGGCTGCCCTGCCGGCTACTATGGACGCTGCTGGTTTCCATGCTCTGTTCAACACTTCAAGCACTTCAGATCTGAACTACATGCAGATTCTCAACGTGCGCGAGTTTCCTGCTGTTGGCGCTCAGCCTAACATCGTGAACGTTCCTGTTTACGGTCAAAGGACTGCGCAGTCTATCGGCGGCCAGTCAGACCCCCCGAGTCTGGAAATCACCGTTAATTACGTTGGCACTGAGTGGGCCAAGGGTGTCACTTCTACCATCTGGACTAACAACATTGTCTCGTCAAAGGGCAATGAACTGGCCAATATGGTTAGTGACGGTGTCAAACGTGCTTGGCGTCTTGCTCTTATGCAGGCGGCCCCGACTGGCGCTGCGCTGGGCGCTGCTCAGTCACAGTTTGACTCAAATGCAGGTGGTATTGGTAAAGTCGAGAACTCGATCTATTACTTCCTGGGTAAGCTTGAGTCTCTGCTCGTGACCCCGTCACTGACTGACGCGACCACTGCTACACTGTCTTTCTCAGTGCAGTCAGACTTCTACGGTGCTTACACCGTGTAATTAACAGAGAGGGGTGTGCTTTAGAGTATTACCCCTCTCATTCAGGTATATCATGGAAACTACAAATAAACCATTTAGTATGGGATACGTCCTGCGTACAACTGCAAAGCATGTGCGTAAGGATATTGACATTAGTATCCGAAAGACATTTGGCCGTATCGCTGAGTTTGATGGCGATCAGGCTAAGTCACAAGAGATTTTTAAGACCTTGGCTCTGCTTCATGCAATGCGAAAGCTGCTTGATGAGTTTCAAGTCAACAATAAAGAAGGCTTTACTGGCGTATAAGCCAGAATATTTAACCTAACGGAGATAAGGAAATGGGATTCAAGGAACTTGTTGGTAAGCGGATGACTAAGAGCGTTAAGTTTATGAATGAAGATGTCAAGATTTCTAAACTTAGCGTTGATGAGATGATGAATGTTCAGACCCTTGCAAAGGCGCTTGAGACAGACAGCACTGACGAAAAGAGTGGTTTTAATATCCTTCGCACAGTCATCCGTGCTTCTGTGGAAGGCGCAGCTGATATCACTGATGATGATTTCAAGACGTTCCCGATGGATGAGCTTTCACGCCTCTCTAATGAGATTATGAAGTTCTCAGGCGTTGGCGCAGAAGCGGGAAAGTAAGCTTAACTCCAGAAGAATTTAATTTATTAGACATCGCTTTTTCATTAGGCATTCCGCTTTACCAGTTAAAGCATGAAATGCCTTATGACGAGTTATTGGCTTGGATAAAATACTTTGAGAAACGGCCAGTGGGTTGGAGAGAAGACAATAGAGCGTACAAGCTGCTACAAGCACAAGGTGTCAAAGCAGCACCTCAACTAATCTTTCCTACACTTGAGCCGATTTTCAAACAAGACAAGCCTGCAGAAGATGGGCAAGTGGCAACTCGCAGTTTAAAGAACTCTGCGTTGTTCATGATGTTGTCACAAGCAAAGGGTGGAGATAAATTAGACATTTTTGGAGAGCCTAAGTGAGAATCAGAATCAAAGGTATTGAAGCAACAAAAAAGTCTTTGTTGAAGTCCCTTGTAGTGTCTGAAGCAGCTTTGCAAAAGATTGTAACAAAGCTAAAAGAGAACACACCAGTTGACACTGGAGAAGCAAGAGATGGTTGGAAAGTTGTTAATAAGCAGATTGTTAATGATGTAGAGCACATTTCTAATTTGAATGAAGGCTCTTCGCAGCAAGCTCCTGCACATTTTGTTGAACACACAATTCTGGGTTACCCGAATGTGAGGCCTAAGGGCCAAATTGTAACATACCTCTGACGCCCTGATGGTATTGCCTTTGGGTGATACCATCAGGGTTTTAAATGGAGAATTTGATGTCAGGTATTGTAATTGACGTGGAAGGTGGAGGCCAACAGGCAAAGCAAGATTTAGCTGCAATTAATAGACAACTAGCCCAGCTTGTAATTACTTCTCAGAAAACAAATAAGCTTATTTCAGGCTTAAACTTTAATAATTTAAAACAAGCTAATACACAATTAGCTGAGACTACTTCGCATTTCAAGAAAGTGGAAGCTTCAGGGTCTAGTGCATTTACTACAATTTTAAAGCCTTTAAAGGCAACTGTTAATGCATTGACCAGTGTTCCAGCGTTGCTTACCTTAGTGGCAGCTGGGTTTACAGCTATTGCGGCTGTGAAGACGTTTTATAAAGTGTCTGATGAGCTGACACTCATGCAGAATAAACTGCGCTTGGTTGTTGCAGGTGCTGACGAATTGGTCAGTGTGCAGCACGAGCTATATAGAATTTCAAGACTTACAAACGTTGCAAACGATGCAGCAGTAAGCACGTATTTCAATCTTGCGCGCTCCATGAAGTCAACCGGAAATAGCGCCGTTGACTTACAGAAGACCACGAAGACCCTGCTGCAGACAGGCGCGATTGGTGGTAGCGGCACGCAAGCAATGACGGCTGGTATGCTCCAGTTTAATCAGGCGTTGGCGTCTGGAGTGTTTCGTGGTGATGAGTTTAACTCTATCATGGAAAACTTGCCGCGTCTGGCGCAAGCAATGACAGATGGCCTGGGCGTGACCCAAGGTAAGCTGCGGGCAATGGCAGAAGAGGGCAAACTGACAGCAGCCTCTGTGTTGGGCGCACTGCAGAGTCAAGCTGGAAAGATTGATGCCGAGTTTAGGTCAGTTGTGATTACAGCTGAGATGGGTGTGGCTTCTTTTACAGCTGCTATCAATAACTTTGTGCAATCAATCACAAATATCTCCAAGTCAAATGTCCATGTGGGCAAGGGTTTAAGAGCAATTGCAGACCAGATTGACAGCTATGCTAGCATGTTGCTACCTACATTTTATTCAGTCACACAAGGCCTGAGAAACTATTTCAAAGAGATTGATGCCTTTGATGCGTCTACTCTGGTCCTGCGAAACATGTCCAAGTTCAAGATTTCGCCTTTTGATGCACTTGACGCATACGACCAATACAAACTAATCAAGCGATTCATTGATGAGTACAGAGAAAAGTTAGGCTTGGCTAAGAAAGAGGCCAATGGTCTTTTTGAGACAAAATGGGCTGATAAGTTCAAGAGTAAGTTCAGTGGTTTTCAGCTTTTTGACAAAGAAGAGCCGAAATTCAACTTGAAAGAAATGCTTACTGACTCGATAGCTTTAATGGTAGCTCTGGGCCATGCAGCTAGTGGTGTCACTAGTAAGTTCGCTTGGCTAATCCCTGATATTCGACTCCCACTTGCAACAATTGATACCGTGTTCACTTCTTGGCTCAAAGAGAATAAGGCGTGGGGTCTTGCGATGTCAATTGAGATATTCATGCCACTTGCTCGCGGGATTGAAGCAGTGTCTGAAATGATGTCTTTGCGGACGACCAGCGACAGAGCCCTTGAGCGCGCTTGGGTCGATGTGTTTAATTCAGGCGACATCAAAGAGCTGACCACCAATCTCATTGACTTGGGCAACGTGGGTGAAGACGTCCGTTTCCAAAACTGGACGATTGTGTTCTCAGACATTGCTAGCACTGTTCGTTCGTTCAAAGAAAGCTCATTTGCTGTACTGCGCTACTTGAACATCATTGATAACCGCGTGCTGTATTTCAATAACATCCGATTTGATAGAGCTATCGAAGGCTTTAAAACATTTGGTTCAATTGTTAAACGTGTCTATGATGACGTAATCTTTCCCAAGATTTTGCCGCCTCTGACACGCGTGTATGCCTTTGCTCGAAACATGGGACTAGCGTTATACGACGCCATCACAGACAATTTCACGCTCGCTACTGGCGAAGAAATCGGTCGAAAGATTGTTAGCGGCTTCATCTCTAGCGTTCAAGGACTTACCAATGTAATTGCTGATTTGTTTGAAGACAAACCGCTGTCAATTGGAATTAACAAGAACTCGTTTGCTGAAGTCTTAAAAGTGTTTGCTGAGCGCTTCGTTGAAACAATAATGAGGCTCGTGCAAGTCGTGGCTGGTGTCTTCTTGGGTATGTTCAAAGAAGTTGCGAATAGATTATTTGGCATTTTCCAAAGTCCTTTTGAACGACTTGTTAAACAATTCAAGAGTGCGATTGCTGATGCTTTCACACCAAGACTTCTTGTTGACCGGATTGCAGACAGCTTGCGTTCTTTTGCAGGTTCTCAAGAACTCAGTTACAAGCTTACATTAGACCCGTCAGCTTTACAAACAGCTATGTTGCTTATTGCAAAGATGCTGGAGTATATTGTCAACATCACGCAAGCCACACTTGCAAGAGTTGAGAAGCGTATTCGACAGTTTGGCAACTATGTGAACGGCGTTTTCTTTGATATCTATGACAAGGTTGTGGGACACTCTTATTGGCCAGATATGGTTGAAGGTGTGTACGCGTGGACACTCAAACTTTTTGATTCACAAAGCTTAATTGGGCAATTCAAAGACAAAGTTGTCAGCGCTTTTAAATCCATTTCAGAGTTTGTAAAGAACTATAGTGTCAAAGACGCTGTTATAAACCTCGGCTTGAGACTTGAGAGTATTGACTTTGGCACTCTTGGTTTTAATCTGCGTCAGACTTTAAGTGCGTCAATTCTTGCCTCATTGCTGTACTATTTTGGTGGCCCTCTTGGTCGTTTTGTGGCCCTTGACTACTTCTTTAGTTCTATGGATGATGCGTTACTAGCAGTCTTTAAAAAGATTCCAGAATTTATTGGCCAGGTAGTTGGTGACGGCGCTGGTGTCATGGCTGCTACAATTGTCAGCGGCTTCTCGAAGATGTTTGATACCTTGATTACAGCGTTGCCTAAGTTCACTCAATCGTTCATAAGCGCTTTCGGGCCTGTCGGGCAAGCAATCGCAGGTATCCTCAACTTCGGTCCGAGTAGCGGTTTGCTTTATGCCCTAATCTTTGGCGCAGGCGCTTATGCCATCAAAGCTGAGAAAGGAATGCAGACACTCCAGGAATTGTGGAGCGGCTCAAAGAGAAAGAAGGGGGATCCTAATTCTAAAAGTAAAGAAGGTATTAAAGACTACATTAATGCCATTAAGGGCGAAAGTAAGATACCCATTCTTTACAAAGCTATCTTGGGCGACAATCCGCAATTATTGCTAGCTGGTATTGCAATGATTTCTACTGCGGCATTAAGTAGCATCAATTTGATTGAGTCTAGCCTCGTTGGTGTTCCAATGCTAATGTTTGCAATTCTAGGCAAGGATGCTGGCGGTCGTGCTATCAGAGATGCTATTACGTATTTGCCAGGTTTGTTCTCTGATTTCTTCAAAGCCATGAATTTCACTATGGCTAAAGAACTTAATAACAAGAGTGTATTGCAATTAGCTATCGAGCGTTTTGCTGCATCAATTGGTGATACATTTAGAGCTGTGCAATCAAACAAAAATGCGTATGCTGCAGGGACAATTTCTTTTTCCGACATGTTTAGACTTAAGCAAGATGATAACTTTGTTGGTCCTCAAAAGCGTGGTGTTGTTGATCAGTTTAAACAGATATTTGAAGAAGTTGGCAAGATCGAAATTGGCAGTAACACTGTTGGTGGCTTGCTCTCAAAGTTCAAAGAAAAGTTCAAAATGGGCTTGGATACAGTCATTGATGAGCTCTCAGATTTTTGGAAGAACAGAAACAAGATTATCACAAGTGCAACAAACTTTGTAACGCCTGTCAAAGAGGCATTCACAAGTGTATTCAGTACTGTCAAGACAGCATTTGCGAGCATGTTTGTGTTCATCAAACAAGGATTTGAAGGCCTTCTTGTTACACTTCGGGCAATTCCTAAGGTTGCAATCTTTGCCACATTAGTGGCATCAATGGCCTTCTTTGCTACTTCAGCACAAGCAGCTAATGGTGCTCTGGCGCAAACAGGCGGAAACCTTGTTAATATCGCAATTGGTGCTGCTGCCGCGACTGCAGCATTGTATGCCTTTGCAAGAGCGGGTATTGCTGTAACTGCATTTCAACGTGCTCGTAAGACATTTGCTAGAACAGCAGTTGATAATGCTAGAGATGCCCTTGATTTAGTTGAATCGACAGCATTCAAAGCTGATTACGTTAAGAATTCTGGAAAACCAGATAATCTGAAGAACGCTAAGGCCGCAGGTAAAAGAGCACGTGCTGAACGTGCTGCTGAAATTGGCGCGGATGCTTTCTCTAGTTTCGATTCAATAAAGGCTGGTTTCTCAGCTTTTTCTGATAGTGTTAAAGAGACAGTTAACCAAGTCAAAGCATTCGTTATCAAAGCTTTTACATTCATCTGGACTACTACAAGTGCTTTGATTGCTAGCATTATCAGCAAGACGATGGCATTGATGGCATTTTTACGTACAAATTTGACGATTGCTAATTTGCAACTTGCATGGACTACTGCTGCAGGTATTGTGGCAGGCTCAGTTGCGCTTGTTACCGCTGCTGTGTATGGCCTGGGCCGGGCTTTAGTTTGGGTGGTTAGCGGTGCTTTTGTGAAATCAATTGCTGCGTTTGTAATGGCCGCTAGAGCAGCCGGCTTTATGGCAGCGCTTCTGGCTAGAGTTCCTGCAGCTTTCCACGGTATTCTTTTAGCCGTAAAAGGCGCAGTCGCCGCAATAGGTAGCATGACCGCTCTTTTGTTCAGTGGAGGTGCTTTGGCTGTTGGCGCTATAGGCCTCTGGTTATTTGGGCCAGGCGACTCACTGTTTGATACTCTTGAGATACTGAAAGACAAACTTACATCTCTGTTTGGAATGACACCAACATCAGAAATTGGGCGTCAGTCTACGTTGAAAGCCCTGCTGCCAGATCGCGAGATTGGCAACATGGAGATTCGATTTAGTGCTATTCTTGAGAATGTAGACTTATCTAAACTCAAGGCAAATGAGTTCAAAGCTATTGAAGCTTCTGCGGTAGAGACAAAAGAACTGTTAGATCGCCTTACAGAGTCATACGCTCAGTTCGGTAAACTCACTACTGAGCAAATCCGTGAATACGACGCTGCACTCGCTAAGCAAAAAGAGATATTGAACAGCCAGCCAAAGAAAGAAAATAGAGGATTGGACGGCACGTTAGCGACCTCGCAGGGTCTGATTGAGTTCGTTGATAATAGTCTGTTTGCAAAATTGAATAGACTTTTCAAGATGATGGTGACTGGCTTTATGCTACCACTCACGGGCTTGATTGCTTTGTTTACTGGTGGCACTATAAGAGATGCTACAGAAATAACATCTTCTCTTTTCTTGGGTCTGCACGACATGATGGCAGGCTTGAAGAAAGATGTCAACGCAGCAGCCACGGAAGGTGTTGCAAAGTTGGACACATTCTGGAACGCATTTACAGACATGCTAGACGATGTGGTCTTGGCTGTAAGTAGTCCGCTTGACTATTACAATTTAGGTGCTAAGGAGACTCGTCGTCGCAGAGAGTTGCCTGAGCCTGAAGTCGAAGGTCTCGCGAAGCTACGTAATCCTCTGAACGCCATCTTAGCTACTGGTGATTTTGCGCAAGAGTTGGGTATGCAGATTGGTGATGAGGTGCGTAAGCTTATTACAGCGCAAATGTCACCAGAAGCACAAGATGCTTCAAGCTTGGTTTATTCAAGAAATCGAAGAATCAAGGAGTTTGCAACACTACTTCCCGAAGATACCCTGAAAAGATACAGTGCTGCTGAACTTGATTTTGCTAATAAATTCAAACTGTTTAATGATCTAAATACAAAGGAGACCACATTTACGCCAGCAGGTCCTGATGCCAAGCGATTGGCACAGCTCAGAGCAGAGGCAGACGCTGCTGAAAAGATTTACACTGAAATGTATGTTAGGGTGGAGGCAGCTGGTACTCGTGCTTTCAACGTACAGAAATACATGGCAAGTGTTAAAGCTTTAGGCGAAGCTGCGAAGACATCATTTGACTGGGATCTTGGTAGTTTCAACAAGAACTTCTTTGGAAATGACTCAGACGAAGAGGCACTGCTCGCACTGACTCTGGGCTATGAGAGCTTCTTTAAAGAGCTAAAGAGTGGAACAGCCACTGCAAAAGAAGCTTTGAAGATCAAAGAGACAATGAAGAGTATTGAGATCCAAGCAAAGGCATTGCAAGATGCTCTTGTCTCAAAGTCTTCCTTCAAAACTTATCTTGAGTTTCAACTACAAGTAACAGGTATTGAGTCAAGTGCTGATGCTCTCGCTGAGTTCTTTGCTAACAATCAGCAAGAGTACTTTGAGTGGGAGCAAGCATACAAGAAGGCTCTTGCTGCCAAGACTGCATTTTCAAAATTGCAATTAGGCACAGCCGACGCAGAGACTGTGAAGCGGCTTTTAAAGGAAATCAAAGACGCTAACGAAGAAGTCGAAGCCAAGAAGCCTAAGACTGATTTATTTACGCAAAATCGCGTGTTAGCCCAGAAGATCGGAGCACAACCACTGGCAGGAATGGATTGGTTGGGTGTTACTAAGAAGGGTCTTGAGAGTATTAACTCTGCGCTAGAGAAGGCAGACAAAGCCAAGCGCCACTTTGAAAGACCCGGCCAACGGCCCTTTGAAGAGTCATTAAGAGACCTGCGTGACATGCTAGACACTTTACGTAATGTAAAGGAACAAATGGCAAAGCAGAAATTGAGAGCTTTAGGCGCACTGACTGATACTGCTACACCATGGCGTGAAAGAAAAGAGGGCCTTGAACTGATTACAGGTGATAAAATGCCTGTTCCTGTGGCTGCTAATTCCGCGCGTTCTGAAGCCTGGATGAGAGCAACTACAGAAAAAGCAACACTTATCAATGAACGTGATGCTGCGGGACTCGTTGATGATAAAGCTTCTGAAAACAAGTTCAATAAGAAGCTTGCAGAGCTTGATGAACGTCTGGCTAGGATTGCAGACATCCCTGCAAAGCTGACTACTAGTGCTTTCTTTAGTGCTCTTAGTGACATTAAGGCGCCATTTGATGCGTCTGAATTCTTAAGATTACCTGAAGACATTGCAAGCGAGCTTCGTACAAGTGCTCTAGCAGTCATGCAAGACAAGGAGGCTGCAGGTAAGGGTCTCCTCAATAGAGACGCACTCACAGCTGCAGCAAAGAGACAGCGTGATGCAGAAGCTTTAGGCCAAAGGCAGTACGCAAGATTTGCATTTAAGACTCCTGAAGAAGACATGCAGCGTTTCAGAGATGCTGGTCTGGAGTTTGTGAATGCTGTTCAGTTTAACAATCTACAATCGAATCCTGATATTCGTAAGCTTGTGGACAGTTTTGGTGCTGCTAGAAGTGCTCAAGACCTCAAATCAGAATCGCCTGCGGTCAGACTTGCAGCGATCAAGAAGTTGGAAGAAGTTTCAACCAGTTTGAAAGAAGCCAATCTCAACAATTTAGGCTTTGAAGGTATATCTGCCAAGTTGAAAGAAGCTTTACCAAACATTGAAATTGAGCCTGCTTCCTTTGCTGCATTTAGAGACTCTCTTAATTCTTTCTTACTTGATTTTGAAAGAAACAAAACTACAGCAGCTGGTCTCGGTACTTCCCAAAAGGATCTGACTATTGCTCGTGATTTGGCGCTTAGCAATAAGAGAGGTGCTGACAATATTGAAACAATGCTTGCTTCTCAAACCTTTACAGGCAGAGGAAACTTGTCATTGCGCAGAGCTACAGGTCAAGACTTAGGGCCGGAATACGCTTTGATTTCAAACAGTGCTGATAAGCTGATTCGAGGGATGGCTGATTCTATTACTGCTAAGATGAATGAGGTTTCGCAACTTCAAGCTTCAGGTGAGTTGACGCCAGATATTGAACGTGCAGCTAAAGCTTTCATTGATGGCACCAAAATCAGCTTAGATGCAGCGATTAGCAGAGAAGTTGTCACAAGAAAAGATACTCAGGCTTTTCAGGCAGGGCAATCGATGGCACAAGATATTCAAAACAATATGTTTGAAGGTGTGAAATCTGTTCTTAAGGGCCAGAGCTCTGTTGGTGACTTTCTTAAGAATATGCTTAGTGCAGCTACTAGTAAAATTCTGGATACTTTTGTCAGTGGCGCAGCTAGTGCATTGATGAAGAAAGATGGATTACTTGGGCGTGTTCTTGGTACTGGCGGAGAGAATCTTTTCAATCTCGGTGCTGGCCTTTTTGGTGGCAATGGCGAGAAGGATTATAAGGTCACTGCTGAGCAAGAACTGACTACTGCTTTGCAAGAGCTGAAGACAGTTATTGAACGTATGACGGGCTTCTCACTTGGAAATACGCCACCCACTAATGGCAGTGCTTTTGGTGGCTTTGGAGATGTCTCAACAACAGGTTACGATACGCCAAGCTTATTAGCAAGTGATACTCTTGATTTTCAATGGCCTGATCTCCAGAAGGAAAGCACTAGAGTCTTAAGTGGTATTGGAACAGAGACAAATTCTGTACTCGGCGACTTGACTCAGATTAGTTCAAAAGGCTTTGCAGATGTTAGTAGAGGCCTTCTTGGACTTGTTGGTGGCGGTAGCAGTGGATTAGGAACTCTGAATAGTTTCTTGCAGCTTGGTAGCACAATACTCGGCATTGGCCAAAAATTACCAGGCTTGCCCAAAATGGACGTAGGCGGCGCCATCAATGCCGCGTGGGGGGCACCCGTACCTATCATGGCGCATGGTGGCGAAGTGCTATTGAATCCCGCGCAGCAGCAAGCACTGATAATGAATGGCATGCCTGATCGCAAACGCTCTGATCAACAAGTGTTCAACATCAATGTGACTGGCGACATCAGCAGGCAAACACGTAGTGAGATCCAAAAGATGATACCACAAATTGCGACTGGTGTTAATATGCATAATTACGAGCAAGGCAACTCTCGTCGTTAAACTTCGGCACGTATATGATATACATCTATCTAGTGCCTATCTTTTTAATAGAGGATTTTATGTTTTACGGTATTTTGAAATCAATTACAAACACAGGGTTGGAAAGCGAACTTTCACACCGCTTTGTGGCACCGCTTAATATACTAACAAATCAGCCTGAATACGTACAGGACTCGATGAATTTAACGCGCAATGCCGCTTCGCAAGGCGTACAGCGATGGGAAATTGAAACAAATTTGGAGCCTACAAGCACTCCGGCAGATTTGTTAGTGCATTCTGTCGACAATGGTTCATCTACTCGTTTTTGGATTCGTATGCCACAGCTTGCTGGTTTGGCTACGACTTCGGCGGCTGTTTCTGTGCTAGGAAATTTTGCAAAGAGTACAGATACATTCAATATCAGTGGCGCGCAAAGCTTGGTGAAGGGTGAATTCATAACATTTGCAAATGATACTAAAGTGTATTTAGTCAAAGTTGCAGGAGAAAATGGCAGTGGCATTAAAGTACACCCTAAGCTCAGAAAGGCACTTGTGGATGGACAGGTTATTAAAACAGGCGGTGCTGTATCAATGTTTGCAATGTATGACACAGATGCTATCAAAGGGGTCACGTACGTAGACGGATGGCTGGTTGATAACGGCTCTGTTAGAATCATAGAGGCACTCACAAATGCGTAAATTTAGTCAAAATATTGATACATTAATAGCTACTGGAAACCCTTCAGTATTTCATACAGTAAGCATTGTATTGACTGATGTCTTACATGATCTAGGCTACACAGATATCAATGACACAACGGCACCTGTGGACATCGGTGTTTTTAAAGCTACAAATGGATTATTTGCAGTTGAACCACCCCGGCTGTCACAGGCAGTCGATAGAGAAACCTACAAGATTACGTACGCTGATCCTAACTTTGAAAAAATTTCACTGTTTGATCGAGGTCTATCAAATTCAATTGCTACAGTGCGCATTGGTTTTTACAACACAACAGACGCGCCGCTAGGCGGTGCAGAGCCTGGCGCGCCATTGACAAATCTTGAAGACTTCATTATCGCCTATCAAGGCTTCGTAGACACGCAAGGTTATTCAATTTCGCCAGAGGACGGTACAGTTATTGCTGTAATTGAATGCTCGAGTCCTGTAGCCAGTCTTGGCATGGTTCGAGCATTATACACTTCAAAAGAATCACTGTCAAACTATGCCGTAGGTGATACCGCTTTTGACCAAATACACAGCGGCTCCAAGAAGGTTATGGATGTTTGGGGAAAGGCTTCAAAGAAATGAGAACTCTATCCTCATTGAAAACAGAAAAACTCGCGATAAAGTCAAGTTTGTCAGGTATTGCTGCTGTAGAGCGGTTAGAAAGCGAACTGTTGAAGATGCCACAAGTTGATATTCCTACAAAAGAATACTATGGCCACAAAGTATACAGTCGAGAGATTTTCCTGAAGGCAGGCTCTGTCGCCGTCGGAAGAACTCACAAATACGACCACATTAGCATACTGATTTCAGGACGCATGACAATTTGGACACCAACACATGGCGTTCATGTCGTGCAGGGGCCTTCTGTTACCGAAGCAAAAGCAGGAATGAAGCGTGCAGGTTATGCACATACTGACGTACACTGGGTTACCGCTCATTATTTTGACGATATAGGCGACCCGTTCGAAATACTAACAATCGGCAGATACTCTGATTATTTGCAATACATAGAAAGCTAATATGTCATTTTTTGTAGCAGCAGCTGAGATTGCAAGCTGGTGGAGCGGGCTAACGGCGCTCCAAGCAACTTTAGTTGTAATGACTGCGTCCTCTTTTGTAATTCAACAGAAGATGGCGTATGACGCCCGTAAGGCAGCTTCGGCAGCTCAGGCAGAGGCGGCTAGGCGTGCGGAAGAAGCTAAAGGTTTCCAACTGGTAACAGAAGGCGAGCCGGTAGCGATACCTATTGTTTATGGTAGAAATTTAATTGGTGGATCTCGCGTTTACCACAAAACGTTTGATAATTATCGGTATGCAGCCCCTGCAGTTGGTGGTTTAGAATTTTGGACAAATCAGACAGCAGCAACAATACCGTTGCCACAAGATAACGGAAACATACGTTACGCTTTTACGGCTTACCCAAGCACCTTAGACGCTAGTCCGACGTTACAGGTTGTATATACGACAAATACCAATTTGCCTGGTAGTGTTACGTTTGGCGGCCCTGGCGACCCCTCTTGCCTGTCTGCAGTGCCAGTGTCAATCAACGGGGACGCGCCTGGTGTAGAGGTTTATACAAAAGCAGCGCCTATTAAAACACAACCAGGCGATTCTTTGTTTGTTGTAAAGGGCACTTACATTGCAGCCGGGCCATTTGGCGTCAATTACGTGCTGTGGGATCCACCAGTACTCTCAGATTCAAACGTAGGTACTTGGGCTAAAGATGGCGTTGACCTGAATGCTGACGCTAATGGTGAAAAGCATGAGTACTTACTGACACAGCAAGCACTTTGTTTTGGAGGAACTGATGGCATTAATGGGATCTATGCTGTAACATTGGACGGAAAGCGCCTGGAAGGCGAGTACTCTAATGCAGTTAACGACATTATTGAGAAATCCACAATAACGCCTGCAGACTTAAATGAAGATGGCTCAATCATCAAAGATTCACCGTCAGACATTGCAGGTATTGTTTTTAACCATCCATTTAAAAATTCTGCAGTTGTGCATGCGTACTTAAAGGGGGGTGTTGCAGACCCGCTGGCAGTCAGGCACGACAACTCACGCAGCACAGCCTTGTTTACACCTACGGCTTACCTGTCAGGCGTATTTAAGCTTAATCGCGATGACCCTCAGTTTTCAGGCGGTGTTCCGAAAACGCAGGTGTACTTAGAGGGCTTGAAGCTAGCTAAAATTGAGCGATTTGGGTTTGGTGGCGTTAACGGTTATGGCTATACTCTCAATGAGACTAAAGAGTACTCAAATTCACCGCCACTGTGTCTGCTAGACTACTTGTTGTCGCCAGTTTATGGCCGTGGTCTGTCCGTAGACCAAATAGACCTGGAAAGTTTCTATGAAGCTGACCGTGTTTGCAAGAGGATTGTCAGAGGTGCTCTCCCACTAGAGGGTATCATTTGGCGAGCAAAAGATGTAGCAAGAGACCTCAACCTCTACGAATGCAACATTTCGCTATCTTCTAGCAAAACAATACGTGAGAACATTGAAGCCATCTTAGCTACTATGAACAATGCTGATTTGATATGGTCAGCTGGTAAGTATAAGTTAGTTTTAAAGTATCCTTACGAATACGCAACTGGTGGTGGATTCCACTTTCGCTGGCGTGGTCAAGATGTAATCTTTCAACGTGAGTTCATGGAAGGCGAGTTGGTACAGTTTGAGGAGGGCGGTCGTCTAAAGCTATTCAAGTCGTTAGTTGATGAAAATGCAACTGTTCCCACACTAGGCGCAAATTGGTCTGACGCAGTCGCAGCGTATATAACAGATGACAACATTATTCGTGAAGGCGAAACGTCAATAACATGGCCTGACGCACAAACGCGATTGAATTTTGCGACTGTTAAGTTCTTAAATGAAAGTAAAGATTTTGCAGAAGACACTGTGTCTTGGCCTAATAAGCTCACAAACTCAGTTGTTTATGAGACATTTTTAGCTGAAGATTCTAATGTACCTATGGAGACAGAAGTCTTTCTAACAGGGATTACTTCTTACTTTCATGCATTAGCTAAAGCGGAGTACTTGGTACGGGCTAGCCGTTTTAAGGTTAATTATGAGATTTCAGTAGAAAAGCTTCAGCTGCGTATTGAGCCTGGTGACATTCTTGATGTTCAATCTGATGTACTCAGACTAAATGATCTTGTTATTGTTAAAGAAGTCAGACCGGATATCAAAGGCTTTATTCGACTCTCAGCTGAGCGTTTTGACGCACGCTATCTTTCTTGGAACGTTGGTGACGATGAGTTGGTAGAGCCGCGTGTATTGTACCCTAATACGCTAAAGCAGGCTACTAATCTGTTCTTCACGACTAATTCAAATGATCCTAAGAAGGCTGGCACGCTGTCTTGGGATAACTCTTCTGATGCGCGGGTTGAGGGCTATTACATCAAAGTAGCGCCACTAGGCGCAACACAAAGTAGCAATCGCTGGCAAACCATTCTTACAGTGCCGCAAAATGCGTACACAACAACAAGTAGCTGTGAGCTGGAGTACTCTAGTGCTAAGCAGTTTGTTGTCGCCGTAGTTGCTTTTAATTCTACGCGAGTAGCACCACAAGCCAGTTGGCCGTTACTAGATGTCGATACAGGTCTAGCACAAGTAGAATTAGCATCCATTGTCTTTGATGATGGAGATACTTCACAGGGCTTTACAAAAGGTCTGTTGTCCTGGGGCAACCCTGACGATCCACGGATTGACAGCTATAATTTGTACACTACAGCAAACCTACCGCTAACGGCATCAACAGTGTGGCAGCACAGAGCAACTGTTAACATCACAAGAGAAAGTGCTACTACATCCATTGTAGTGCCACCACTAGAAGCTGCAGAGTACAAAGTTGCTATCGCTTCAGCTAGTGGTCGGCAAGAAGCTGTTAAGCGAAATTGGCCAATCTTTCTGATGACGCTGACTGGCAATGCACCCGGGACTGTGCCAGAATTACTCTTGTCAGCGCCAGACCGTATTTTTATTACGCCTATTGGTAGCGACACGCCTGCGCCAGCTTCAATTACGGTAACAGCAACTTCCAACAACATGACCAATGTGTCTTACGTTTGGGAAGTCGATGGTGTTATTCAGGTAGGAGAGGTACTAAACACTTTTGTTTTAGATAGTTTTCCTTCAACAGCTTTAAAGACCGTCAAGTGCACAGTATCGGGTGACGGAAATGACGAAGCCTGGGACGAGATGTCTTTCTTCTCATTGAAAGAGGGCTCAGACGCAATCATGGCTGGTCTTGACAATCAAAATCAGTCAGTCAGCTGTGAGCCGGATGGAACGCCAAAAGCCGGAGCACTGCCACTAGGTGCTCAAGCGCAAGTTCGATTGGGCATCCAAGACATTACGCTAGAGCCTTTTGTAGCATTTTCAATACCAGCACAAGCGGGTTTTAATGGCACAGCAGCTGTCAGTCCTACTGGCGCATTTCAGGCGACAGAGATGACAGCTGAATTTGCTAGGGCTACAATCTTGGTGACTACTACGATTGGCGCTCGCGTTGTCGAAATACCTCTGCTCTTTACTGCAAATAAAACAGCGGACGGCGCAAGCAACACAGCCCCTTCAGTAAAGCTTGAGATGCCGCAAGGTCGGATTTTCGTAACACCTAGAAATTCAGCGACACCAGCGCCGGCAAGCTTGACTTTTACAGCTGTTGTCAAGAATATAGTTGCGCCTGTTTATAAGTGGTATGTAGATAATGTTATCGTTGCTGGCCAAACGACCAACTCACTTGTAGTTAATAGCTTTGCAGCGAATTTGCCAAATAAGGCTATAAAGGTCGTTGTAGAAGGCGGCGCTGCAGATGTCGAAGACACTGAGACTGTTTATTCCCTGAAAGAGGGCGATGACGCACTAAATGGCGGGTTGATAAACAGTAGCAGACATGTTAATTGCAACTTAGATGGCACACCAAAAGCAATAGGTAGTGGTTTACCAATTGAAGACCAGTTTGAGGTTACAAGAGGCGCCACATTTATTACAGCAGGGCACAACGTTGCGTATTCTTTAGTGTCACAATTCGGTCTTGGCGGAACTGCGGCTATAAATGCAGTGTCTGGCGCTATTTCAATAACGGACATTACAGAGGATAACGCTTATGCCGTATTTAGGGCAACTGTGCCTGACCCTGTTGGTGGTGTTATTGACAGAAAACTGTATGTGTCTAGAGTCAGAGATGGTGGCTCTGGATCACCTATAAGCTTGCAACAAAGGGGAATTGCGTTTGTATTTGACAATGCCACCTCTACAAATTCTAATAATGACGATATACAAATAACTGCTGTCTTAAATGGGATTGAAGGTGTGCCGACATGGACAGCTTCTGCATTTGATTCAACAAGAGCATTAATATCAGCTGGTGTGCACCTTAGTGGGACTGACCTAATCAAGACTTTAAGCCCTGAACAGTTCACTGAATTTGGTGGCGTAACTGTTAAATACGTGACAGTCGCTGCATCACTTAATGGCTTCAGTGACAGCATTATTGTATACCGCGTAGACATGGGCTCTTCTGCGTATGGCACCCGGTTAACAAATGTTGCGCATATCGTGCCATCTACTGCGCTAGGCGTTGTGACAAGCTACGCAAATTGTGGAGGTGTAATAGAAGCTTACAAGGGGATTGAGAGGCTTTCCACAGTTACTACACCTTCTGTTCTCTTTAGTCTGATGCCAGGTGGCAATACGGATAATTTAGGCTACACAATAAATGCAGTTACTGGAGCATACGCCGTTACCAGCATGCCTGACGAGATAGACACGACCGTGCTTGGTCTGCGTGCAACAATAAGCGATGGGACAACACTGGATGAATTGTTCAGTGTGACTAAAGCAAAAGAAGGTGTTGCGGGCCTAACATTTTATTTTGAGCCTTTATCAGAGTTTGTGTTAGAAGCGAACGCTGATGGCACCATCAAATCTTTTGCAGACGCATGGACTGATTGCAAAGTCAGCGATGGTACTGTAGATGTCACTTCTGAGTGGACAATTACAAAGGAAGATGTTAATTGCATAAGCACTAAGATTGGGGATCGTATAACGCTTACTGCGCTGACGAATCTTGCTGGCACACTCGCGTACGATAGCTTAGACATCGGTGGCGTAGCTACAAAGACGCCCATTATATTGAACGGTCACTGTTACTTAGTTTACACAGACGGCCGTCTTTTCAGCGGACCTTCTTTTGACAGTGTATCTGAAGTATTTTTCCCAGTTCAGATGTTTAATAAACTGTATAGCGTGGCAGGCTCAAGTTTGATTGTTTCAGGAGCACTCACAGCAATTCCAGCTAACAATTACGTGCATTACTACTCAGCTAACAATGGCGCTACTTGGACAGCTTGTGCAGGCTTAAATGCTAATAATGTTGTTGGAAGTGTTAACAGCAACGGTGTTGGTAACATCGCCCTAGACGGTGTAATCTACAAGAGTGTGAACAATGGCGCAAACTGGACCGCAGTAACACATCCAGCAGCAGGCGCTTTGACGTTATACTCTTTCAACAGCGCTGTATTTGGCCTGCAAGGTAGTAGTTTGTACTGTTCCACTAATAACGGCACGTCATGGACAAATATCAGCGCTCAATTTGCGCTATCAAACGCAATAACCATGCGAGACCTTTACAATGCGGGTACAGCGTGCTTTGCCCGATTGCTTGACAACACGAGAGCAACTGGTTTTGACCGTATTTTTAAAACAACAAATGGAAATGATTGGGTAGAGATACCGGCAGACTTAGTTGGCTTTTCAGAGCCACAAGCCACCGCTGATAAGTATGTCTTTGTTGCCGAAAACTCTCAAGTCTATGAACTGTTAAGTAGCAACACATGGTCTTATCTAGGGCGTGCACCAAGTGGTTTTATTCCAGTCGCGTCACAAGGCAGCGTCAGCACTCAGTTGATTGGTATTCTAAATACACCAGATCCTGCAGACTCACAGTTAGCGCTTGTGAGTACAACAGCAATAGCTGCTTCGAGGGCTAAAATAAATGTATTGTTTGAAAAGGCGAACTCTATCAGCCAAATGAAAACAATACCTATTCGAATAGGCGCAGTCTCAGCAATACGGACATTTAATGCGTACCCTGGACAAGTTTTCCTACCATCTACCAGCGATGGCGCAGTAACATCATTTGCAGGTGGTACAGTGACAGCTGGTGCTCAGCTTAATGGCGAAGACGACACCAGCAATTGGACTTGGAGCTGGCGAACAAGTGATACCAGGCTGACACCAGTAGAAGGAAATACGAATGTTGCAGTAATAACAGGGATGAGCAACGATCTTGACTCAGCTACAATTGACTTTGTTGCAAAGAGAGCTAACTTTCAAAACGTAACAGGCAGTATACCTGTTAGTAAGATTAAGGGGTCAGATACCTCAGGCATTAAGATAGGATCTGCATTTGCCGCATTCAGTGCAAACAGTACTTTTATTGGACTGAAGTTTTTAAGCAATGGCCGTTTTCAAATTAGGCAAGGCGCAAATGCTTACCAAAATGCAGGTTATTGGGCTTACCCTGAAAGCGCAGCATATGCTGCAACATCTTTCCTGTGGGTAGACGCAACGGGCACGGCATTGACATCTGGCACTACAGGTCAATGGTTGGCAATGACAACTGACAGGGAGTACACGCTGTCATCTGTAACACCAGGGTCATACTTAACGAACCTGCAGGTTATGTTCAGCCAGCCGGTTGCGGGACAGAACGCAGTACTTGCAAGCGGGGCTTTGAAGCTTGTTGTTCCTGTTCCTGCAGGAACTGTAAGTCTGCAACATTCTTTTGATGCTACAATAGCTCCAGCAGGCTTTGATTCAGATGTGTGCTCGCTTGATCCAGTTATCAAGAAATTTGGAGCTAATGGCTTGGAAGTAGCGGCAGCCGGCTCATTGTTTAAATCTCCAATGGGTGCTGGCTTGCAATTAGGAACAGGTGACTTCTCCTTTGGCGTGTTTTATAGATGGACTACAGTTGGCGGCAATATCACGTTCTTTCAGATTGGAGACGCAACGGGTAGTAACACTAATCAGCTCACTTGCGGCGTATCATTGGACTCTGCAGCTTCAAGTATTTATATCATGCGCGACGACAGTGGTCTGTCAGCGCATGATATGGGAATTGCAGTCGGCGCAGCTAATGTGTTCCACTATTTATGTGTCAGTAGAGTTGCAGGTGTTTACCATGTTGCAGTCGATGGTGTCGAAGGGACGCCTTACACTAATGCAGGCGCAACATCAAGTCCATCGACGGACACAGCCTACTTCTGCGTGGGTAACGACGACGTAACGTATTTCGATGACATTTGGCTAGTGAAGGGTGACGCGCAGTACCCAGCTCGCGTTGCTGTACCTGTAGCGCCATTCACTTATTAAACAAGGAATAGATGAACTTTGCATTTAAACAATGGTTTACACAAGTTGTATTATGGCTAGATCAAGGCTTGAACCTCGCGCTAACACCTTTCAGTGATGAAGCATTTGCAGACGAAACTGTATCTGCAAGGTCTTACCGAATGGCTTTACGCGGCCGACTTTCATGGCGATTACTGCGTTGGCTAATCGATGCAGTGGCCATATGCTTTGGTCAAACAGAGCACTGTATGAAGGCTTTCGAAAATGAGAAAACACGAAAGCACTTACCAGTAGCTTATAGATAATTTATTGGCACTCCTTTGTT